CCAGCATAATATTGTCTGTTAGTTTCGGTGATTAATCCACCATTAGGTATTGGCATAATTTATTAACTTTTTTGATTTATATTTTCTTGTTGAATTTGAGCAGCAGCAACTTGTATTACTTCTGGGTTTTTAACTACAACTCCAGCATACAATAATATTTTTAATATTAATTCTGTTTGTTCAGCTGGGTGCAATTCAAAATGAAAAGATTTAGAAGCTTCATATACATATTGATTTGAATTACCTGGCTCAAAATTCCAAACTGGTGGTATTGGTTTTCTTATATAACTTACCGATACTCCACTATTTATACTAGTAGGATAAACAGTAATTTGATTATTTTCGTATGTATAAATAGGATTGGTAGTAGTAGGCTTGGTTAAATTAGAGCTTAATAAATGATATAGTTCTCCTCTATCAACTCTTTGTAGTTCTTCAGTAGGTAAAGCACCTACTTGATATAATACTTGTCCTAATCTATAAAATTCCTTAGGATAGTAATTTACTAATATTGTTTGTCCAGCTGTAGCTGGATTAGAGTAATAATTTATATTTTTACCTGATACACTATATAAACTATCTGCTACTAATATACCATTTTGGAATACTTGAATTACCCCATTATTAGCTTGATCTGCACTAATAGTAACGTTTCCTGCGGTGTTACCTATAACATATTGTTGTTGGGCCGCTGTTTGAGTAGGAGCTGTCACCATATTTAAAACTGATGTATCACCGGAAAATTGTTGAGGTAATGTGAAAACGTTGCTTGAAGATATTGATGTTGCGTTTCCAATTTCTTTGAAGATAGAGATTTTTTCATCAAGATTTACGACTCTATCAGCGTAATCTGTGTTTGCTTGCGGTACACGTAACTGCTGATTTAAACTATCAAAATATGTTTCAAATATTTCAAGTTGTGATTGAGCACCTATTTTATTAAACTCAACTGGAGTCATATAGCCCCTTTGCTCTTTGTTTAGTATTAATAAAACGGTTTGATATACAGTGTTTACGTTTATTGCCATTTTAATATTTTATGTAATAACAGCTGGGTCACCGAAGTGACCCGCTATTATAATTATAGTTACACGTTATTGTAACTTTTTATTTATAGTTTTGTAAACTTCTACTCCTTCGTCAGTTTTAAACCACGCAGCTAATGCTGAATATGGATTTTCATCAAAAGGAACAGTCATAAGCTTTCTATCATTTGATCCCCATAAAAATGTTCTTTGATCTTGTGATAGTTTAATTAAATTACTTTCAACAGCTTTAATACCTGTATTTCTTAAACCAACATTTTCATCATTAGCTATAGCCATAAATGAATGAGGATTTTTCTTAGCCATTAAAAGTAAATCTCTTTTTATTTCTTTTGAACTCATATTAGAAACAGAAGATCCTTTTTCTACTCTTAATATTGCCTCAGCATGATCAATATCTAACTGTTTAGCAAACATTAAAGCTTCTATTTCTGCGTGTATTTCATCAACTTCGTTTTCAGCAACTATATTTGCTTCAAACTCTTTATATGTTGACCCTAGTCTTGGGTGATATAAAGATAAAAGTTTTTGTAAGTTTTGTTTTTCTTTTGGTACGGTTAATACACCGTCATCAAATACAATATGCCCCATTGTTGCTTCACCTTTTTGTTCATCTACAAATGGTGAATTTTGGTTACTTGCATATCTTAATTCTCTTTGTTCATTTTTTTCTGCATCAAACCACAATAAAGGATACCTTGTAGAGTGTCTTGATCCTAGTCTATATGTTAACGGAGACTGTTCGTGTAGTAAAAGATATGTTCTATCTTTTATTTCCCATTGAGGTTTTTTAACCTCTACTTTTTTTACTTGTACTGGTTCTTCAACCAATACTTCTTGTTTTTGTTTTGCCATGATATAATATAATATAATAATTTAATAAAATAAAAGGCTAGGCGCCGAAGCGCCTAACACTTTTAATAAGAATAATCTTAGTTTTGGAATAACACAAAGTTGTTCGCAGCTTGAGTTACTAGACATCTTTCAGATAACCAGTTAACTACCATCTCATCAACTTCAGAAGTATAAGCACCACCAGCAGTACCAGTGATCCAGTTTTTATATCTTCTGTCGTCAGCTTGAGAAGCTCTATATCTTACGTGCAAGAAAGGTCTTCTAATGTTTGTACCAAGAATTTGGTCATAAACAGTTGAAGTTCCAGCAGGGATAAGAACACCATCGATATTATTTACCGCAACAGCGCCTCTTGTAGAAGCATCGTTTAAGTATTTCCATGAAGTTTTATAGAAGTCATAAGAACCTCTTCTAAAACCAGAGAAACCTAGATTTAAAGCCATGTCCTCAGAGTTTTCAAATAAACCATAAGCAACACCACCTAGACCACCTGCAGAAATTTGTCCTAGCATGTCGTCGAATTCTAAATCCATATCTCTATTTAAGAAAAGCATATTTTCTTCTATAGCACCTTGAGTATCAAGGTTTTTAAGCACTGAATCAAAATCAGAGATACCAGTTGCACCAGCAAAACCGCTGAATACATTACCTCTTGCTTCGATAGCAGAGAATAAACCTTCAGATCCGTGAGCTAAAATAGTAGCTGAGAATCCAGGTATATTTGCAGCAGAAGCAGCAAAGTTAATACCTGCAGCACCTGCAGCTTTTTCTGCTTCAATCATTGCCATTTCTAAGTAGTCATCAAATCTTAGTCTTGTTTCAGACTCAGATTTTAAATACCATAAGTATCCTGATGTACCGTCTTCAGTTGCAACTTCAACCCAACCAATTTGAGCCATATCAGAACCGTTGATAGCATATCTATCTTTGATAATGATCGGTTGGTTAGAATATTGAGTAAACTGAGGTTCGATAGATTTATCACCACTAGCAGTTCCTTTTGCAAATAATGAACCGTAAACAAATACTTTAAGATTTGAAGCGGCACCACCACCTGTAAATAACCCGTCCCAGTTATTAACTGAAAATGGATAAGCTGTTAAATCAGATGTTTGATTACCTGCGTTTTTAACACAAGACTTTACAATACCTTTTACAGCTACACCAGAGCTAGGATTCATAACAACAATAGTGTCGTTAGGAAAAATAGCAGCAGGAGTTGCAAGAGTTCCGTTGTTAGTAGGAATATTGAACACAGCTGCACCAGCACCTGGGCCAGTTACGTCTGTATAAGCAACGTGTAATCTATTTTGTTCAGACCAGATAACCTGATCAGATGTCATTGGCATTTCAGCGCCAACCATTCTAAGGAAACCAGATAAAGTTCTGTTTCCATATCTTTCGACTTCTTGCTCATATATCTCAGGAAGATACTGTTGAGCAAAGTCATTAGCTCCACCATTGAAAGCTAAGTAGTTACTTTGTAACGTTTGTTGTGCTTGCGAAGGTACGATACTTCCAAACACAGGAGCGATTGATCCCATAATAATTTAAAATGTTTTAGTTAAATTTTCTTGTTTTAATTTTAAGTTTTGAAGAATCAGCACCACTAATTGATTTAACTTTTAAACCTCCTACAAATACACTACCTGGATCTGTTGATCTAGTTTCTGTATTTATATTTTTAGATTTAGCACTTAAATCTTTTATTGCATCTGCTTTACCTTGCTCGTAAAAATGTTGAGCAATAGTATCAGCATGATCAGCAGCGTAAATAGCTTTATGATAACCTTTAACATCTTTAACATTACCTTCTTTATCTAAGAACTTCTTAATGGTGTTGGTAATATTAGACTGGGCATCAGCAACTTCATTAACATTTTTTATTCCATATCTAAACTTTTTTTCTCCTACCGAAAAATCAAAACCTTTGAACTCGGGACCAAAATATTGTTTAGTATTGGACTTAAATGTTTCGTGTTGCTTTTCTGCTACTTGTTGTTCTTCACTGTAGCGATTGAAAAAGTCCATAGCTTTTTTCTGTTCTTGAGTAACGCCAGGATTCAACTTGATTTCCTGATAATACTTACTTTTTAAACCTTCTAAATGCTGTTTGGCTTTTGCAACCTCTTCTTTATATGCAAGCTTTGCTTTACGCACAGCTCGCGGTTCATCAACATCTTCGTCCCATGAAAAATTATCTTCAATTAAAAAGTTAATTTCTTCTGAGTCTAAATGCGATTTCGTTTGCTTATAATACTC